CCTGTTTTAGTTACAACAGTTGAGTCAATAGCATGAGTAACAGTAGAGCCAGTAGCCGAAGTATCAATACCTGTGCCACCAGTTAATGTTAAACTTTCACTATCAAGATCAATGTCAATATTGCCAGAGTCAGTTGTTATATCTAAATCTTGGGCTGTAACTGTGCTATCCACATAAGCCTTAATACTTTGTTGAGAAGCAACAGCAGTAGCACTATCAGAAGACATATTATCTTCATCTTTAAAAGCAGTACCACTTATTGCTGTATTAAGAACAGGAGATGTTAAAGTTTTATTTGTTAAAGTTTCTGAACCTGCAAGAGTCGTAAAATCATTATCACTTAATGCTGTGTTAAACTGTGCAGTAGTACCTGTAAGAGTATTGTTAGCAAGGTTAATTGTTTTTCCTGTAATAGTAGCTGTTCCACCATCTACATAAGCCTTAACTGATTGCTGTGAAGGTGCTAAAATAGAACTATTACTAGCCATGTTATCTTCATCAACAACTGGAGTAGCAGGACCAACATACGTTGAACCGACCCATACTCTAGGAGTTGTATCACTAGAATGAATAGTTCCACTATCAAGAGTAAAAGAAACTGTCGTATTAGGAGCAGAATAAGCACTTGTTGCTATTTTTCCGTATATAGTTCCTGTGTTCGCACCATAAATTTTAACACGTCTTCCAACATGATATGTAGAAGTAACATCTGCAGCAATCGTAATGGAAGTTGTACTTGCTCTTGTCGCATTACTCGTTCCTGAACCTGAACCAAGTTCAAACCATTCTTTATCATTCCATACCTCACGGATTTCTGCCATCATCTCTCTAGCAGAGTTATTAACTCCACTAGGGGGCATGTTTTCTGGCCACCCATCAGGACTAGCAGCATTATTACTAGCTGCTGTTGTACTCCATGTTTTTACATTACTCATCTTCTTCCTTTATTTTTTCAATAGTTTCGGTAACTTTACCAATTAAAATATTTTTCTCTGCAATCATGTCTTCACGTAACCATGATTTTAAAGCTCCAATATCGTTAAATATTCCTTTTTCAATTAATGCAGGAACAAAATTTCTTTTCTTTGACTTTGCTCTATCTTCTGCAAATTTTTGTAATGGTTCTAATTCTTTTTGATTTAAAACAAAATTAATTGCACCACCAATATCTTGTAATGCAGTTTTTGTTCGATTAACTCCTTTACGAAGCTTCATGTTTTTATCTTCTATATATTGTTTAGCTTGTTCGCTTTGATTGCTTTTAGTTAAATAGTTAGCAGCTTGAACTAATTGATTTACGTCATTAAACAATTCATAAATTTTAGAACCATCTTTTGTATTTGTTATTATTTTTTTTCTAAATCTACGAATACCTGGATAATTTTCAAAATCCAAATCTGGCATGTCATTAAATAAAGCATAATCAAGACCTAATAAAAAATAACTTCCAATAGTATTAGTATAACCTCTTATTAATGCTTCAATTTGTGGAGCTGATAATTTTGCTGTTTCAGGAACGTAATCACTTTTATAATATTTGCGTCCTAAAAATTCTGTTAATGCTTTTATTGTTTTGCTTGTATAAGGACCACCTCGTAATTCTTCTGGTAATCCTTCATCTGACATTGTTTCAATAGGTCTTTTTAAAAAACTTAATTCATTTGCCATAACCTCTAATGGAGGATTAATTATAAACGGAGTTATTTGTAATCTAAAAGTATCTAATATTATTCTTTTTGCATCAAGCGCAGTTTGAAAATTATTACTGTCTTGCCAATTTATCCATGCTCTTTCTGCAATGGACATAGCTGCCCCTGGCTCCCAAAGTTTAGGTAATCTCCAATGTTCATACATTGGTTTGTCATACATTTGCGTTTGTTCATTATATCCATAAGACTCTTCTAAAGAGGAAGGAACTCTTCCATTTTCAATAACAAATTGTTTTAAATTTTCAGTTGGTAAAAAAAAATGCCAATGAGTATCTTTATCCCAATCTTCAGTTTGTATGTATAAAGGATTAGTTCTATTCATTTCAGCAAGTACCATTGACATACCTGCACCTGTTAATATTTTAGCTCCTACTGCACCTCTATTAGAGTCTTTTACTATACCTCGATATACTCTGTCGCCACCAAGAACAGCAGGTCTAATAAATAAACCCATTTCCATAACAAAAGCTGCCATTTGTCCATACCATTTGTCATATGCACCTCGCAAAGAAAAGTCTGTAGAAATTTCTCTACTTTCAAAAGCAGATTTTTTTTCTCCTTTACCTTTCTTTCTAGCTTTAGCAAATTCTCCAACTCTTGATGAGTTTTCTACAAGGGAACCTAATGTTTCAAACCATTCTCCAAATTTTAAAGGAGATGTAATAACTTTTTTAAAGTTAATACCTTTGTCTGTATAAAATCTTTCTAGTCGTCCTCTAAATAATCCTTGTGTATCAAAAAAACTTGATAACGAACCACCATTAGCAACCCAATCTCTGTAATTTTTATCTTTTAATATTTGTGATTTAAAACCAACAACAGCATCTTTAAATGGAATGTAGCCATTTTTAGATAACATACCTGACATAAGAGTATCACGAACAAAGTTTGCTTGTATAAAATCAACAGCTAAAGTTATAAATGATCTACCTATTCTTGTAGGTACAGAAACAAATTGTAATGCTTGATCTAATTGCCTACTTTTAGGATTTATAGACTCTAAAGCTCTAAACAATAATGGGTCTGCTACTCGGTAATATTCTACTTTACCTTTTTCTAATACAGCGATTGTATTAGGTTCTTTTGGTTTTAATCCATGCACTAATGCTTTAGTAAAGTCGCCCATCATGTCAAAACCAATATCAATTAGCAAATCCATTTCTTTAGGCAATAAACCTTTAGAAGCATCTAAAACATTATCTTTAAATGTATCTCGTATTTCTTTTGTACTTACACTTACTTCTTGTTTTCTTTTTTTATCTTTAATACCTTCAATAAATCTTCCACTATCTTTTGTTTGTTGTGCTTTTTTTATAACATCAAGTTTAATTTGATTATTAATAGATTCTTGAACAATAGTTCGTGCATTTTTAATTATGTTATCTAATGGGTGTCCTATGTTACGTTCACTACCTCGTATCATTTTAATACTAAAAGCATCTTTTGAACTTTTAGGGCCTGATGATGTTTTATTAACTCTGTTAAATGGAACATAATCTACATTTCGCCATTTACTTATTTGGCTTCTTGTAAAAAGACCACTTTCAACACCTATATCCAATATAGTGTCCCACCATTGCTGATATTCTTTAAATAATTTTTTGTATTGAGGATATTTTTTTTCTAAACCAACAAGAGCTTGTATTTCTGTTACAGTAAAAGGTGTTTTAACTTTTTGTTCAAATAAATATTTAGCTCTTCTACCTGCTGCATAATCCCAAAAAGGAGAATCTTTACCACCTACTTTATTAATTACATCTTGAAACTTTACGCCTTTAGTATCTATTGTAAAAACACGTTCCCCTTTACTATTTGTTTTTATTCTAAGTGGACCAAGTTTTATACTTTGACGCAAGGCTTCACTCATACCTTTTGCATTTCTTGCGTTCATATAGATAATAGGTTGAGTATCTATTCCTGCTTCGAAACGTCTAATACCTTCTAGATTATCAATTAATTCTACACGTAACTGTTGTGCTTTAGTTCCAACACCTTCATTAATAGCAACTTCTGCACCAATTTTTGATTTAGCTCTATCAATAGCACTTTGTTTATACCAATTAGAAAAGTTAGTTTGTGCTTTTAAAACAGCAGGTCCAATGTTTTGCATTTTACCTTGACTATCAACAAGTTTATTTGTTCTAACTTGTGTATCAAACCATTCAAAAAATTTAGGTGTTAGCTCTTTTGCTTTTACAGGGTCTGTCATGTAAATACGCATAAACTCGGCAAAGCCTTCTTTTATATTAGTAACATCGTAAGATACTTTTATAATTTCATTACCAAACTCTTTTTCTTTATATTTTTTAGATATTTCAGGAATTCGGCTATCAAGATAGTGGGCAATTTCGTGAGCTGCTACTTCTAATTGATTACGATTTTTTAATCGTATAGCTCCACCCCCTCCTGGTTTATCTAATGCAAGAAAGTTACGATGATAACCAAGTGTTCCACCCTTCATATTACCACCAATTTCTATTGGCAAATCTAAATCTTTTAAAAATTGTTGAAGTACAACATCTCTTCTAATTAAATTTTTAGGCGCATCAGCTACAGCATCTACTCTAGCTTCTATACCTGGTTTTATGTAATTACCTTCTCCAAGAGGAACATATTTAGAACCAGGAGTCATTGTATCAATAGTTGGTTCTTTCTTTTTTGTCCAAGTATCTACAATAGCTTTTTCAACTTTTTCAACTGTTGGTTTTCGTATTGCTGCATCTATTTCTAAGGGTACAAAAGACTCTGCTATTTCTTTTGCATTTTTTTCTATATTTTTTTCAAAATCTTTTGTCCATCTATCAACTTCTATTTTAGCTTGATCTTTTGGTTTAGCTTTAATAACAGTCATGCCACCACCACCTGACATTTTATTTATTGCATAGTGATGAAAAAAACCTTCTATACCTTCTTTAATGTCATCATCGCCAACTTGTCTTTTAAAAACTTTACCAATAGCTTCTCTTGCACCTGGAACTTCGCCTACAGCATTATCTACAGCTTCAGCTCCTAAACCTACTGTACCTGCAAAAAAAGCAAAAGGAGTTCTAAGTAAAAAGAAATCTCCTGAGTCATAAACAAGATTTATTAATTCTTTATTTGTTTTTTTAGCAAGATTAGTTGGACTTAAAGAATCATTTGTAGAAAAACCATAAAAATTTAATTCTTCATCAGACCCAGATACTTTTGCTGCATCAGGAATACCTATGTCGCCTTCGTAGGCTTCCATAAATCTTTCAGCTCCTGCCTGAACAGGTTCTACAGTTAATGCTTTGACAGTATCAAAAACATTTTCATACAAAGATTTTTTTGGTTCTGGTAAAATAAAAGCAGGTTTATCAGCTACCTGAAAACCTTCTTCTTTCATCATGTCGTCCATGAAATTTTCAGGGGGCATGACAGGTTTTGGTTCTGGTAAAACAAAATCTGATTTTGCTTTTGGTTCAGGCAATACAAATTCTGCCATTACTTTGCCTTTATAATTTTAGACTCGATTAATTGTTGTATTACTTCTTCTCTAGTTAATTGATTAACTTGCATTGCAGAAGTAATTAGTTCTTCTACTGTCATATTTCCGTATGTTTGATCTTCTATTTCATATGTTACATCTACATTGATTTCTGCATCATCAAGATCAACTCCTGCAAATGCTGTTTGATATTTATCTAAATCTTTGTCTTCTACTCCACTTAACATATTCATAGAATTAGAAATTATTTTTTTTAATTCAGGAACGTAATTTGGATTATCACTAAAATTGTCAGCAGCAGTTTGGTTTAACATTTCAGAATAAAAATTTAACATAGTTGCATTTTCATTTCCTTTTATTTTTTTAAACTTTTCAAATTCTCTATCTATAAATTTTCTATCGTTTATTATTGATTTATTTTTATCTATATTAGGTTGTGATAACGTATTTCCTTTTTTAGATGGTTCTTTAAAACTTAATGTTTTATCTTTTTCTATAGTAACAATAGTTCCAGGAGCATAATCACTTGTGTTAAAATTAGGTTTTAATTTTTTTAATGCTGCTTCATCATTTTCATTTCCAATTTGATATGATGTACCAGTTGCTTTAGGAAATTTATCTAATGTTTCTATGTCGCCTGTTAATTTATTAAATTTAACAAATGAACCATCGTCCATTGTCATGTATTGGAATTTAGACATTTCATCAGCCATGTAATCTCTTTTACCTTGTCTTGAACCTGCAGATACTGCACCTGCTACTTGTCCCATGCTTGGAGCAATAGGTTGAGGTCCTGACATGGAAGCTAATGATTCTAAAATTCCTCTACGTTGAGCCGACACCATTGGGTCTGAACTCATTAATGCATCTAAAATACCCATTACATGAATGCTCCGAGTAATGCTCCACCTGCTGCATACATAGGATTAGTGCTTTTAAAAAGACTAGCCATTTCTGCACCTGCTAGACCACCAGATAATAAACCTGCTGCTAAGTTACGTTGTAAAGGTTGAACATTAGTTTGTGTTTGTCCATACGAGCCACCTGTTGCAGCTTGATAGTTTCTTAACTTTTCATAAGGAAGAGCTTGTTGATATTGATAACGATTCATTGCATCTGCTAGGGCTGCTTCTTGTAATCCCTCACGTTCAGCACCAACAGAACGTAATCGCATAATATCGTTATAATCTGTTTCTGCCATTTGAGGAGCTGCCATTAAAGCATTGTTCATATTAGCTCGTTCAGATAAATAATTTTGTCCGTATAATTGTGTTCCTAAATCTCCAAGAGCACCTGCTAAAACTTCTTGATTAGCACCACTACCTAAACGTCCTGCAGATGTAAATTGAGATTGCACACCAGAGGTAACATCTCCTGCTAATTTATTATATAAATTAGTTATAAAAGGATTACTTGTTGGGTCTAAGTAATCGCCTTGTAACTGTTTCATCATTTCCGTATTGGCTTGACCCATTAACGGAGAACCAGTTGTAGCTCTTTGTTCTGCTAAGTTTAATGCTGTATTTGTTTGTGGAGAAAAATCAACATACGTTTGACCAGGAAAATAGTTTGGTCCTGCTTGATTATATAAATTTTCTGCTCGTTCAAATCCCTTTTGTAAATATGGACTTTGTGTAGCCCAAGGTTCTACATTGGAAACTGTTCTTGCTTCTCCTGCGCCTTTACTCATTTGTTAATTCCTTCATTAATATTATGTGTTTTTGTTTGTAATCTCTTAACCATTTTACCCAACCTTTACGTCCAACGAGTTCTATTCGTTGACACTTGTTTAGTTTAGCCCATTGTTCAACCTGTTCTTTAATTGGATTGAACCAAGACTTCATATTCGTTCCACCTGCTAAAAAATATCGGCAAGAACGAAGTCGTGGATAATCTATTATTTCTGTAACAATAGCTGCTTCCACTACGTTTGATTTTACATTCCACGAAATCCATAATTGCATTTTCTTTTTTAACAAACTGTCAAAAATATCTTTAGGCATGTAGGCAAAACCATCTATCTCTAATGGTTTTAAAAGAAGTGGCTCAATTTGTTTCCAAACTAAGCCAACATCTTTGGGAGGAACGTAACTTATTTGACTATCCGAAGATAGTGAATCCGAGTGTTTGATCTGTGTTTCCTGAACTGGCATGTGTTAATGTAGCTGAACCATTTACTCTAGCAGAAACATACAATGTATTTAAAGCTGTACGTGCATTTGCTGTTGTTGGCATAAAAACAATTACAGAGTTTTCTCCAATACGAGCATTGGTTAATGTTGAAGTAGTCGAACTAGCTGTCAAAGTAATGCTTCCTGTAGAATTTAATTTACCATCAATCGTATTATTTAATGATGAAGAAATTAATCGTAAATGCAGATCATGGTCTGGCATAGAAATAGGAACATTAGGATATTGGTTTGTTGCCATTATCTTTTACCTTCTGGCCTAGCTTCTATTTCTACTCCTGACATTGTTGTAAAATTTCCTGTTACTTTAACTCTCATACGATGAAATCTACTTGTAGATCGCATAGGACAAGAACCATTGGATAAAGTTGTAACTGCTGTTCCAACATTTACAGTATCTAACTGTGAAGAACGAGATAATGGGGTTACTGTTACTGACGTTCCCCCTACACCATCAACAATGGGAGTGGAAGAAATTAACGTAGATCGTCTTCCTTGAGCACCCTCAAATTCTGTTGTATCAACTGTAGCTGTTAGACTTGTTGCAATAAACTTTCCAAATTTTTTATCGCCACTAAAACCTGCTAAACCAACTATACCTTCTCCGTAATAATACGAGTCTAAAGATTTAGGTAAATTATCTAACGTGCCTAACTTATCTAAACTTTCTAATGTGGTAAAAGCTTCTTGGGAAGCAGTTGCAATATATTGAATATCCATGCTTGACCCTGTGCTAAATCTATTAACGGAATAATTATAAATTAATAATTTATTATTTATATCTCCTGTTGTAGAACCTGTTGCACCACCTCGATAAGACCAAAATACACAACTGTTATTTGGGTCCACAGCAGCACATATTCCATCTAAGTTAGATGCTAAGTCTTCAAAAAAATAGTTATCTACTTTACCTTCGCCTATTGGTGTTAATTGTTGACCACCTGTCAATTTATAAAATCCATCTTGAGCTAAGAAGAAGATCATATTACCAAACGAACAAACAGAACGTGGAGCAAATAAACCTATGTTGTCAGAAATCTTTTCAAAGGTAAAAATTAAAGGAGTACCAACATAACTAACCCTATAAATTGCTCTTTCAAAAAATATAATACCAAAACTTTCTCCACCGATAATTGCTTGAATATTACCATGAGGACCAACAACATCTTGATAACCTGATTGTGTAGTTTGTGATGGGGTCCATTGAGTTATATTGTTTAACCCACTCCATTTAACACGTTGGTTATACGAAGTACCTGACTCTGTTGTATAACCTGTAAAAACAAAATCTCTAATTACTGCTAAATATTTTGCTTTAAAAGATACTAAATCAGAAAAAGCTGAATCTGTTCCTTCATCAAATTTTTGAATATTATCTGCATGATTAGCAGCAATAATATTTGTACCAAATTGTGTAAAAGCCCAAAAGTCTCTTGAACCTTCTGTTGTAGAATTACTGTAACCACCTGCTTTAGATTTATCTATAAACTCTTGTGAAGAGTTCATTTGATATAATTTTGTGGCATCTCCTGCGTAGTTAGTAGTACCTCCTGCGTTAAAGGCAGTAAATAAACCTACAGCATTACCTGTTAAAGCTGTTGTACTTAATTCTTGAAAACCAGGCAAAGATTTATACCCAACTTTTAAAGGTAACACATTATCAGCTTGGATAGCTCCTGTGTTTTGGTAAGTTGGTAAATCAGTTTGTAATTCGCCAAAAGGTATCATTAGTAAACTCTTCGTTTAGGGGAGAATTGTGTTGAAGTCATTTGTATAGGTGTTGAAGAATGTTTTCCTTTTTCATCACTTAAATTAGCTTTCTGTACTGCTTCATTAAAAAGATTAGCCCATACAGGAAGTCTTTCATCATTTTGAATAAAAGGAGTTGCTTCTAAAATACTTCCATACAAATAAAGTTCAGGATAGTTTGTTAAAATATCATTTGTTGCATTAGAGTCAGATAATCCTGTTATCCGTTTATAATAATACATATTAATTGTGTACGCATTATCAGGGGAAGGACCAAAATACATTTTGTCTCCAATGATAGTGTAATACACAGGCATACTATTACCAGAGTCAACATACACTCTATTTAATTCATTAGGAGCCATATATTGTAATTCAGTTTGAGGATTTGCAGAAGTATTCTGCACAGAAATAAATTCTAAAAAACCTGTAGGTAAAGTTATATACTTTGTCCCTGCAACTGTATTAGTAGTTGTATTAACAGCCATCTCACGCAAACGTAAATCTTTTGCATGACGTGATTCTGCTAAATCAATAAAGGTATCAATATTAGCAGTTAAATCATCTCTGTTAAGATAACTTGCTATCTCCGTTTTTAAATTTGTGTAAGTATCTAATGCCATTTAAACTGTTCCTGTCCATACTCGAAATGCTCTGTTATCACTATCGTTTAACCATTTTTTAAAACGAACATGATCTAATATATCTCCATTAGGGGACATAATTTGTTGTTTTGCTAATTGTTCAACAACAACCAAAGGGATAGATGCAACGTGATTAAGTTCTTTAGACTTACTTACACCTTCCCCAAGGCTTTGTTTTATTTTATTCTCTTCTATAACAGGAGTTAAATCTTGGGTTCTTTCAATATGAAATTTACCTTCACTTTTATCTTCAATAAAGTTTGTATCAACTATATCTTTTGAAATAGAATATTTAGTCATTATGAAGACATCTCTGTTACTGAAATTTGTCCTGCTCCTGTTGCGTATGCAGATACACTATCAGATGGACTTGTTTTCATAGTTATTGAATCATTGGCACTCAATAACAATCCATCTTTGTTAGCAGCAGTTCCTTCTAATTTAATATATGCATCAACTGATGTTGATAAATGAACTAAATATACATCAGCAGAAATAGCAGTTGCTAAAACTCCTGCACCTGAATGATCTTGAACTGTATATTTAATTGGTCTGTATTGATATGTGTGTGCCATAATATATCCTTATCTACGAATAACGTAACTTACATCTGCTGTAGTAGCTGCTGTTTGTTCGCCATTACTTTTAATGTGAATTGCGTCTCCTGCATCTACTAATACTTCTCCACCAATAGCTAAAGCTATGCCACTTTCATCTGCTGTTGCATCTGCTAAAGTTGCATCAACACCTGTGTCTGCACCATTTTTCATAATGTCAAAAGTAGTTGTTGCATCAATGACAGTATGCACGTTCATAAAAATATCTTTTAATTTTCCACTATCAGGAATAACACATACAGGACTTGCATTGTCTGCAGTTTGAATGGCAGTCATATTACCACCCATAATAAAATAATCGTTTAATGTTCTCATTTTTTCCTCTTATTGTTCTGAGTAAATACTCTTCAATAAAAAAGGGGGCCGAAGCCCCCTTGGTTTTCTTAACTTAACCTAAAATTAAGAAGTAGTTAAATCTGCAATAATACCTGAAGATGCTTCGTTTCTTGAAACGACTCCACCTTCCATAAGTAATAACATGTGAGTGTTGTCACCTGTTTTTGCTAATTGAGAATTTTGGAAAGGTCTCAAAACATTGAAACCCCAATATTCAGAATCTAATACAAAAGCATCTCTATCTCTTTGGAACCTATTAGGTTTAACTGTTAGAGTGCCAAAGTCAGATTGATATACGTCAACAGTTGCAACAATCGTTTTTGCAGGTACATTTCTAAAAGCAGTTGAACCACCTGTAAAACCAGAGATAGCTTGTTTGTTAAATGGACCCACCATAATTGTATCTGGGTTTCCACCTGCAACAAAACATTCTCTAATAATTTGTTTTAACAAAGATTCTGAAAAAGCTCTTTGCGTACCATCAGTTCTTACACCTGTTGGAACTCCATTAGTGTGTGCTGCTTTTGCTCCACCTGCACCCATGCTGTTATTAGTATTTAACCAAGTTCTTAATCCTGCAGTTTTTCTAGCTGCGTTAGACGCACCTACTGTTGGGATTACGTTAGCTTGTGTAATACCTGCTTCGACGTCACGTTTCAGCTCTTTGCTATTTTTTGCGAGGCTATATGCTAACTGAGTGCTGCGTCCTGCTGCATCTACTGCATCATCTGTACCAGTAATGATAAAGTTTTTTGCATAGATTTGCGTATAGTTGTGAAGCTCTTGTGAAGCACTTTGTGCCTGAGCCGAGTAGTCGTCTCCTTCTACTTGATGGTTAGATGCACTTGCTGCAGCTAAAGAGTCTGTAAGCCATTTGTATTGAGTATTTGATGCCTTACCTTTACCCATGCTAGAGAACATAGGAGTATCAGTTGGGCTGATATTATAAATTATATCAGATAACTGTTCTCTTATCCCCTTCATATCATAGGTATCGAAAGTATTTCCTGGCTGTGCCATGATAATTTTCTCCTAAAGTTGTTGGGCTTCTGTCCATGCTAGGAAAGCATCTTTTGTTTTCCTATCGTTCCCCTTAGTGGGAGTTTTACTTTGAGAAGCCATTGCTTTTTGAATCGCAGACGAACCTTCAGAAGATGTTGTAGTTTGTGAACCAGAAGTTGTTACCTTGGGAACTCGTTTAACTTTTTTTCCATCTAGTTTTGCTTTTTTTAAATTATCTAATTGCATTGCGTTGTACGCTACCAAAACTGTTCTATGATCTGTTAAATTTTGTAATTCCGTATCGGTAAATCCCTGTGATACTAAAAAGTTTTTAATATCATTTTGAACTTTAGGAGCTTTATTAGGGTCGCCAAGAACAGGTAACTTTTCAATCAACTTTTCTTGTTCTTGTTTAAGAACAGTATTTAATTTCTGTTGATATTGTGCTTGTTGTTCTTGTTTTTCGCTTTCTAATTGTGCTCGTAAATTATTCTGATGTTCACGTTCTTTTGTAATTCTAGCTTGTGCCTTAACATATTCCGTTGGGTCTTCTTCATAGAGCTTTTCCAAATCGGCTTCGGACATACTAGGTTTATCAAAATTACTAACAACTTCTTCAAGTCGTTGAACGTATTCGGATTTTTTTTGATTAGCCACGTTCATTTCATCTAAAATTTTTTGACGTTCTACCTCTAGGGTTTTACGTTCTTCACTTAGCTTAGATGTTTTTTGTCGGTAATCAGAATCTTTAGCATAACCACTTTGTAATTCCTCTAAAGTAACTTTAATTGTCTCGCCATTAACTTTGACTTCAAAAAGTTGCTCGTCAGTTTCCGTTGTGGTGTCCTCAGACACTAATTCCAAATCGTCAGGGGTTAATTCCTGCGTTTCACTTTCAACTTTAGTAGATTGCTCTACAGGTGTCTCTGGTGTTATGTCCTCATTCCCTGTGGCTGGGTCTTCTTGCGAAGCACCCAAAAGGTTGATGATTTCATTTTCTGCTGTTTGCTGTGATAGCTCAACAGATTCCTTTACAGGTTGATCTGCCATATAGTCTCCTTAATTTTTAATTAAAAATTTTTGTTTTTTGTATGTCGGTCAAAGACTTATTCGCCAATTTTCCTGTCTCCATGACAGATGTAATTTCGTTGATAAGTGATTCCAACATTTTACGCATGAGAAATATTTTTTCTCTTGCTTCGGTATCTCGAAGAGGAGATGCTAACCATTCTTGGTTTAATCTTTCTTCGATTTTTTTTACTGCATCAGTAAAAATTTCGTCTTCTAGTATTCTCTTTGCTTGATTACCTAGATTAATTTCTTTTGACATATTTTATACACCTGAACTATCATCAGTATAATCGTCTGCGTCTCCGTAAGTTGTATTTCCTTGATAAAGATTACTGCTACTTGAATATGGAACAAATATATTATTATTATTGTTATTATTATTATCTACTTGTGAAGTTCCATCATTACCACCTGTATTATATTTAGGTTCGTAATCTTTCTTTTTCTTAATTTCTTTTTTAGGTTTATCAATAGTATTAATATTATTAATTGCAGTTATAATTTCATTACCTTGATTTTGTGAAAAATCTCCACGTTTTATTAAAGCTTTAATAGTATCTTTGTATTTACTTGTTAAAAATTTATCTGGTACTGTTGAAATATTTCCACTTTTTGAAGCTGCCATTATTGTATCAACTGCATCTTGCAAAGAACCAAAAGCTTGTCCTTGCCCATAATGATTTATAAATTTTCCTTTAGAATTATAATAACCACCAGAGTTTGTATGATATTGAACTGTGTTAGCTTCTTTATCTGCACCTACACCAGTAGGAGCATATTGATTAATTAATGCTCTGACACTTTTTTGTGTACCTGGAATACGAAGGTTTGTTTGACTCCCCATATTACCTAATTTATCATTGTAAAAATTTGCTTTAGATAATGCTTGTTTATAACTAGGAGAAAAACTAGCAAAGGAAGGGCTATCAACACCTCGTCCTAAAAACATATTTTTCTTTTGCAAAGCATTTGTAAATTGTTCGTATTGTCTATCGTTTGCCATTTGAATAGGACCAGATGCCATGTTTGCTACAAAACCTAAAACACCAGGAGGAAGAGTTTGATCGCTAAATTGTTGTGGTCCTAATAAGGTTCCATCTTCACCAATGTAACCTTTTCTTAAACCAAAATCCATTATTTCCTTTTCTGACATATCGGTTAAAGGAACATTAGAAAGATTTAAAACTTCAGGAGAGTTGTCTCTTATATCTCCATATCGCTGTGTTGATATTCTGTCAAAACTGTTATTATTATTAGTAGTTTGATTTCCATAATCTATATCAACTTCTGTATCTTCTTCACTACTAGGTACTTGACCTTCTACTTGAGGAACTACTTCGTATTGTGAAAAGTTTTGTTGAGGGTTAGGTTTAGCTTTGTATGGAAATTGATTAAACGTACTAAAATTAGGGTCATATTGTGCAATTTGAGACTCTGTTAAACCTTGTGATAATAAATTATTATACGTTGGAAGAGTATAATTATATCCATATAAACCTGTACCCCCTTGGTTAATGCCTAATAAGTTTTGTAAATATGGATTTTGTGCCATTAGTTTCCTCGTTGTTTAATAAAATCACTTTCAATCTCTGCAGCTTTACGTAATTCTTCTGAATCTATTTTTTCTGCTTCAATTTTAAGTTTAGTTTCTAACTCTAATACTTTTTTCTGCATGTCGTACATCATCTCTTCACGTTTTTGTTGTAACGTTGCCATTGTTTTTTCTTTTTCTAATTTTAATTCTTCCATTGCAGCCATAAGAAGAGGATTTTCTTTCATAGGGTCTGGTGGAGGTGGAGGAGGAACTGTTGCAGGGTCAAGGAAGAAAGGTTCTGCAGAACTGAAACCAGAATTAACAACTAACTTTTCTAACGTGTTATATATTTTATTTTCATCTACTAATCTTCCAAAGCCACCTTCTTTAACAAGCATTTGTTGTATTTGTAAAATTTGTGAAAGTAAATTTACTCTGTGATCTGTATTACCTGTACCTAAACCAACATGTATAGAAACGTCCATATCTTTATCAGCCCAATCTTGAGGATTCATTTCTACAAATTGATTACGTAATCGTATTATACGTGGTTGATCTTGATACTTAGTAGCAAGTTGCATAATACATCTAAATAAATCTTTTACTCCTGTCTCTGCAAATATTCTCGCTATTAATTCTATACGTTGCGTACTCGCATTTACTAACGCATTAACTGATGTAGCTGTTGTATGTGATTTTTGTATTGTGTTAGGGTCTGCTCCCATTTGTGAACGTGATATACCTGTTCTAGCTTCTTTTAATTGATCTATTTTTTCTAACATTGCTAGACCTTCATTTAAGAAAGAAGGAGTAACTAATGGGGTTACTGCACCTGGTCCTTTAGTTCTTACAATACCACCAGGACGTGAAGTAATAAGATCATCAAGTTGAACTTGACCATCAATAACTAAATGTCTTGCGTTGTTTTGCAAATACATATTGTCCATTGTTTGACGTAGGACAGTTGATTTCATTAATTGTAAATCCATCACTAAGTCTGCAACACTCATTCCATAGAAAAGATGTGGCATAGGGATTGGAGTTACCATAGAAAAAGGAAGATAATCTATTTCTTCATTATCAAGGATAACACTTTCATTACCCCCCATTGTAATTTTTCGTAATGTTGGTTTACCTTTTTTCTCATAATCAATTTTTGTATAACATTCTACAATGCGAACATAGTCAGTTGATTTATCAATACTTTGATATTCTGTTTCAGGAGATTCTGTTTGATACAATTCTCTTTCTGTATGTTCTTGATTATACATACCATCAGAATAACTAGGAAGTTTATCAACAAGTTTTTTATCAAAACCCATAGCAATAACTTCAGCTCTTGTTTTAATAACTCTCTGTCCAACAAATT